CAAAATCAATAAAATTAAATTTTAATTTAAATTCTGTTCCCTCAATTTCTCTGCGTATACATGTCATAAGTAAGTTCATATTTTCAATACAGTCATGTGAAAATAATTCCTCATCTTTAATTTTGTTATAAACATTTTCCGCAAACATGAGATACTGTGGCATTTCAGCAGCTCCTCATTTTTATAAAGTATTTTTTCTTAAGGTAGTCCTATTATAACAATGTTGCAACAAGAAATTTTCCATTTTTATTTTAAGGAATTTTTTAAAATTATAAAAACGATTATATTCAATAAATTAGTACGAATAAAAGCTATGGAAGTTTGATTTTTCTATTGAGCTTTAAAATGGATTATTGTGTTTAAATCATCAATTTAAAAAGCTTGCCTAGTAGGCAAGCTCCCCCTTTTTGATATTTGCGCTGATCAATAAGGTTTAGTGTTACTTAAAGCAACACACTGATAATACTGAAATATTTAAAAATAAAAAAGCCCACTTCCTATTTTTATTCAGAAATGGGCTTAGCGAAAAAAAACGCTTAGACCTGAAATAGGAAATATCTATTCGGAAATATCTCCAACTTCATATTGGCATAATATTTAAGCACTAGCAATAGGGATTGAATTAAAAATATCAAATATTCATATTTAAATAGATAAAGATTTCTTTTTTAAATAGTTTTATTTTTAGCCTACATAATTTTTTTACTTATCAAGAGTTATAAAGAATATGTGCCCATCAATAGGTAATACTTAATAAGGTCTTATGTGTAGTAACCATTAGGCTCTAGAGACTAAGAACTCAAACTGACTAAAAATAAAAAATAATTAATTTTCAATATTAATGATCATATACTGCAAAGTTATGTATATTCCAACTTCTCCATTGTTGAGTGCCTCATATAAGTCTTCATCAACGAAATCTCCAGATTCATCATATAGCCATTTATGAATTTGAATAATTTGTATATTCCCTTTTTTGTCTATTCTTGCTATTGGGTCTATTACGGACCGAACTATCACCTTCTTCTTCGTCTCAACATCAAGCAATGTGATAATTGTCATTTTAAAATCCTTATAAATATCCTGTATAACAACTACGCTCAATCAATAAAGATTTTTATATTTAAATTACTCCAATAGCAATCTTTTCAATCTAAAAAATAAATAAAAAACACTTTAATAGTATGTGCCTATTAGAAAAGATACCTTAAATATTCTACTAGCAATAAAAAACCGCTTTAAGGGCTGTTCATCTAAAATTCACAGGTACTTAATGAAGTTTTTTTTTCTGTCTTTGCATCTTTCTGGGCTCACAAATTTTTCCAATAAAGTTAGTTAACCACAAAATACTTTCTTCACGATCTTCAAAATGAGGTATAAGACTTAAATCTACTTTTATCTTGCGATCAGCTAAAGGCAAACTTAAACAATGTTCAAAGTCTATTGAGCTGTACTTCAATTTGAGTCTTTTTTCTGCAGCTTGATTCTTTATCTCAGCCATAATGCGATTTAGATTAACGATCAAATTATTTGAAATTTTATTATTTTCATATACCCGTTCGTAAACTGTCTCAGCTACATCAATGTAATTTATTAGCTCTACATTCTTATTCACGACATTTGTACTCCGTTTTTTATAATTATCCGTCTAAAATAATGTTTATTTGATTTACTAAATCCTTCGCCTAGGTAAAGATTGTTTAAATTCTGTCACCCTGATTTTAAGTAAATATTTGAATTTATTATGCAATTACTGAGTTTTATAATATTTATATACATCTTTGTTCTTAACGCCCCTTTTTTCTATCACTTGCCCATTGAGTTCACCATCAACGCAAATAAACATTGTACTAATCCATAAAATTATGGAGATCAGCTTAACACAAAAAGAAAAAGCCCCCACTAATCAATAGTGAGGCTTTGCCGTATTTCCCGGCTAGCACATTTAAAAATCGATAGCTAAAAAAAAGCCAACTTGTTAGAGTCAGCTTAATTCAATCGTTTGAGAATCATGCTTGCATAGTTATTGTCCGTTGCAATCTTCTATCATTTTTATTTTTATAAATATAATTTAAACCAGCCATGTGACATTTTGATTAAATTTCACTCAACACTTTTTTTTTGTTAAATAAGTCACATTTAATCTTATTAATGCACTAACCATTACAACCAATAAACACAATGTGTATCAATTACTTCTGCTTGATTTTGTAAATTACAGTATCCTTAGTTTACCTAACTGCCAAAATCAATAACACAATGGAACACCAAACACTTTTAGACGAATTAAATTCGCAGATTGAATATTACTCAAAAAGAACTGACTGCCCACCAACTAGAATTCGTATTGGGTATAAAACCTATTACAAATTAATGCAGAATCCTAAATTTGCCGATGAAGTATCAAACTCCGCTTTAGATCCAAACAAACGCAAATACAAAAAATTAAAAATAAAAGTTACTAAGGATGACAATCAACTTGAACTTGAATGATTTCTCATAAAACAGCCTACTCTTTCAAGTAGGCTTTCCCCTTATGACTTTTGCGCTGATCATTAAGGTTTATTGTTGTTTAAAGCAACACTCAGATCTTACAGAAATACTTAACAAAAAAATAGCCCCGCCAATAATCGATATTTAGCAGAGCTTCTTAAAGCTTATACAGTTTATCGTGGAAGATATCTTTTTGAACCTGTGCTATTAAGGCAGTAATGTCCACCTCTAGGCCCAACACAATAAGTTCCAGATGTGCAGTAACAAGAGTTATTAGTCGTTTTACTATAACTTCTTGGAGTCCGTGTAGTAGTAGAACTTCTAGTTCTAGTATTATTATAGCCTTTTGATTCTCTTTGAGGAGTTGAGTAAACAGGCTGCCTGTTATCAAAACTCCCTTTTGAATATCTATAGGTGACTGGTGGAGTATAACAACCAGCAAAACTGCACAAATATTTAGTATCAATCCATTGTTGTCTATCCATATTTGGATTTAATAACGCCCATTCATCTTGGTACCAGAATACATAAACTTCACTTCCCCCTTTCAATTTAAAGATTTCTTTGCCATTTGGCATATCCTTGACTGGAGCGGTATCAACACTAATCCAATTTTTAACTGGATTAAACCTTTCAACTTTTTGCTGCGAAAAGTCTATGGACGGTATAGATACACATCCACTAATACCCAAAGTAATAACTAACCCTATTAAATAATTTTTCATTTTATTAACTTCTTAGAAAGAATAATTTTAATGCGAAGTAAACAATAAGCTACCTAATAAAAGCAACATATACTTTCATCTAATTTAAATACATAAAGAAAAATTAAAAAACCCGCTTCTAAAAAGAAACGGGTCAAAAAACAAAAAACTTTCAGCGCAGTATTTGTGACATATCATACAAGTTAGAAGATGTATTTACAATATACTTTAAGCTTAATTTTTTGATGCTCTCAAAATATCCAAAACTCGCTTTGACATTTCATGCAAGTTGGACCCTATTGGTAGCCAAAAATGATAATTAATGTTGTCACGGTTAAAAACTTGCTTGTAGTACTCAGTTTTGAATGATGGATCAATGTCAGAAGCCTTAAGTAATCTGCCTTCTTTTTCGATCACTTGCCCATCTAATTCACCACCAACACAGATATTCATTTTTACCAGCCTGGACTATATAGCAAAAAATAAAAAAAATCCGTACCTTGGGGAAAGTACGGACTAAGCTTTTCAACTGAAAAACACTATAATGGAAATAGACATCATATAGTAAGTTTAATATACGATAAATTTCATGTTTTCTCAAATCCTAATTAAAAGCCCACGATTAAGTGAGCTTTTAAAACAAATTGGTGCAACGCTTATAACTTCGTCCACTATATCAAAAATATGCCATAAAGCGTCTAGACAGTCAACAAGTCTAAATTATGCTTTTCTACTAATTGAGAAGCTTTTAAACGTTCAACGATTTTAATCATTAGATCATTGGCAGTTATAACGTCGATTCCTTCAAATGCTTTTAGTGTTAATTGCAATTTATTATTAATTACATTTGTAATTATTGATATTTTACCAAAATAATCAGGGTAGTATTTCAAAGTTTCATTAACTTTCTCCCGACTAACGCCTTCATATAGTTTTACAGTGTATGTTTTCATTTGAACCTCCATTTTGTCTTAATCTTTTATCATGACCTAATAAATAAAATCTAGCGCAACTCACCATAATTGCGACCTGAGCTTTAGATTGGTTTGTTTCTTGAGCAACCTTCAACAATCCTTTATTTTCAACCTTATTTTTAATTAAACAAATTAATGCAAACTTAGTTGTAAAATCTGTTTTATCAGAATTTAATAGACTTCGTAAAAGTGCTTGAATTTGATCCGCCTCATAATCACTGATCTCACATCGAATATAAGATTTACTTTTTTGTACTTCTTTGCCAGCTTCACGCATCAACCAGTAAATTTGATTGATATGAAGCCCATCTGGCAAATCACCCCCTTTCATTCTAACTGTTTCACACCATGCGCCAAACTGCTCTAACCAACCGTCAATAGTATATTTAGACCAATCCATTTGTTGTGTTTTTAAAACTGCACTCATTTTTCACCTACCAATTGCTCAATTTGTTTAATCGCCACGCCTGCTTTCACTTGCTCTGTGCTGAACCGTAAAACTGTAAAACCCATCATTGCTGCGGAGTTGTATTTCTCCATATCCCCTATATAGCCTTTGCCCCTTGTATGACGGCCTCCACTCCAGATCCCGCCTTCCACCTCAATCAAAATCTTTGTACCCGTTATTAAAAAATCTGCTCTCCATTTACGTTCAGGATGGAATTTATATTCCTGTTCAAAACTGATCTTGCATGCTTTTAAATGTGTTGCTAATACCGTCTCGCCTTCACTCGGCTGTCTTGTACCTTGCTTTGCTGAACGCCGCTTTTTATTTTTCTTTATCGGAAATAACTTGCGGTATTCAGCAATGCTGACTGATGACATCAAGCACCACCTTTCAGCAAATTTTTCAACTGATTAGCAAAGCAGTTATAAACTCGTGCTTTATCTTGATCGCCAAAAAGGCTTGAAGCATGAGCATCGTGTTTATACTTTTGAACTAGGTTTTCAATTGAACTTCTTAGCTCAACTAAATTCGCTTGTTGTTCTTTTTGAATCTCCCAAGCCCACTTTCCAGATTTACCCTCAAACTCAATCATGGCTGGCTCCTTTTCCTCTGGCAACTTAGTCATAACACCATCTGGAAATTTAAAATCTCCATGCCACTTCCCGTTTTCCCAAATAGACCAAATCCCACATTCATCACTGTTGTAGTAATATCCAGCCTGCCAATGTGTCGCACCTTTAGGGCGGTGTTTTAATATTTGTTCAAACATTACCGCCTCCGTATATTGATTCGTGGTCGCGGATGGCTTGCTCTAATGCAGGTCTTTCAAATAATGTCGCGTACTTGCTGCCATTTTTATTGATGCGGCTTAGAATCTCTTTAGCTTCTTTAATACCGCCATCAAACGCATTAATTTGATCAATCGATTCCAGCAGGCGCTTGAGTTCGGAAATGTCTACAAAATACTTTTCTCGATCAGCCTTGCTAATCTCTACACTTTGACCACATTGGAACTCGAAACCTTCATTCCATTCAGTTGCGTTAGAAGGTGCTGAATCTACGATTTCCTTCGCGTATTGCAGTCCTTTATCTCTAATCAATTTAGATGCTTTCATGCATTCGCCCCTTCAATTAACTGCAGAATATTTCTTGGAATAGGCATACCTTCACGGCGGCACATCTCTGCGTATTCGTGCGGATTATCGAAAGGATCTGGACCTAATTCTTTTGCAAGTTCAGGCTCTTTTTCCTTAGCCTTAAGCTTTTGTACTGGTGCAGGTTTACGACCATTGATTTTTAAACGTTCCATCAATGATTGGAGATGCTTTTGCGCTTCTTCATTGCTCACAGGAACGTGTTTAGGTTCTTTGTGTTCTAGTTGTAGCGGTGGAGCGTAAAACTCTTGCTGACGACCTTTCAATTGAGCTTTAGCCACCATCACGTTGTAGGTTCCGAAGAAATTATCTTGAGCTGCTCGCATTTGGCCGGCTTCGATCAAATACATCACTTCGTCTAATGCATATTTTGTAATTTGTGTAATAACCACGGTACGGTCAGTCGTAAACTTACATGCACGTGACCAAGCTTCCTCTGAAGACATCCAACTTTCACCAATACACCAGGTGCGAAACTCAGCAAATGACGGCATAAAACGTCCACCTGCTGTAAGTAAACGACCAAGTGCGTTGTTAAATTGGTTTTGTTGAACGCCAACCAGTGTTTTAAGTGCGATTTGCTCAACCACTGACAGAGGAATTGCACTTTCTCCTGTTGCTGGAAATTGCTTATTGAACTGAGCAGCGTAAACAGTGCGAAGAGAAGCGATTAATTGACGCACTTCGTTCAAGGTAATCTCATGCATGACCTACCTCCTCAATCATTGGAAACTTTTTTGCTGGGGTTACATCCACGATTTGAGATTCGCTCTGTTCTTCAAAAAGATTAGCGAAGTAACCCGACTCTTGTGGTTTTTGACCGGTTGAAGTGATTTGCTCTTGTTTCTTGCGGTTTGCAGCAACTTGTTTCTCGTTGTTTTGAACCCAAGAGAACCACTTAACCAACCAGATGCTTGGTGTATTCAACGAACTTGATTCGTTTGCAAAGTACCAGTCACCGAAATTTTGAATCATGGTTCTCAAGTCGATTTCAGGTACAGAAACAAATCTTTGTTGAGCAAGTGAGATGAAATCGTATTGAAACTCGCTGTATTCAGAAATGAATTCACGCATTGAGTAACGCTTGTGATCATCGATCTGATACTGAGCAAATTGGATTGGTGTAAATTGCGAATTTTCTTCACGCGCATTACTACTACTATCTATATATTGGTTATCGGTTAACGGTTTATGGTTAAGGTTTTTTTGGCTTTCACTTTCAGAACCCAAAATTAACCCACTGGGTTTTTGTGGGTTTTCAGAATTAACCGAGTCGCCTTCACTTTGGTTTTCTTTTGGTTTTTCCTTACGTGGACGCCCACCTTTCTTACCATTTTCACGATTTTTATCCCCTACTTTTTGATAAGCGGCGATTTCTGAATCACAACGTTTGTTGTGAAACCCGTCTTCCTCTTCCACAAAAAACTCTTGCAGCACAATTAATACTGCATCCCTTTCTTCTTGGGTATTTGCACGTAACCGACGAAAAACCGACTGGGTTTCTTTGGGTAATGGTTTTTCATTCAAATAATAAAAATCGAGAGCACGGCGATAAAAGCACTCTTCAACTGGGCTAAGGTGCGCTGTAGCAACCATAAAGTCGCTGATATGGTGGAGATATTTATACATCAGTGACTGCTCCTAATTTTACAAGACCGCGCATTTCCAACTGACGAATAATTCTTGGAGGAATAAATTCGTTGTTGATTTTGTAGCGAATACGAGACTTTTCTTTCACCTGAATTAGTTTGTGCCCATCCTCCATGAGACGGCGAACTGCTATAGCCTGCCCCCCCCATATGGGTTAATTCTTCAAGTTGATAAAATCTTTCCTGAGCCTCAATTGCGGCATTCATAACTGAAAGTGGCATAGCTGCTAATTCTTTAGCCGAATAGATCTTTACTGGTTGTTCCAGTGGAATTACCACCTCTAGCGGTGTGGTGGAAACGGAAATATCCTGTTTTCTTTTTGCTGCATATCTCACTTTTCACCATCCTTTGGCTTAACATAGCCTCCAAAAGAATCAACCAAACACGCCTTGGTTAAGCTGGTTACAATCTGCTGTGCTAACCACTGCGTTATGCGAAATTGACGAGCCATAGCCTCTGAAAATTCAACTTTGGTTACCGCCGCATTATTTTCGTCATACCCTTTGTTGCGTAAATTTTGCTTTTTCACCTCAAATAGGTGGCCAAGTACTCGCAATGCAGGCTCATAGAAAGATTGGATTTCACTTTGCTGGCGAGAATCTTTGATTTGGTGTGTAAAGCTGTTCATGACACCTCCGCTAATGCTTGCTCAGCGCTTGTTAGTCGGCGTTTGGCATTAAGTTCAGCAACTGTTGCTGTACGGATTTCTTTTGATGAAACCAGAATCAAATGTTTCTCTGATTTGATGGTCCATAAACTAGTCAAAGTTTTGTTTTTAACTTCAAACAAATCATTTGATTTGAAAGTACGGCACTCTTTAGTAAGCACTACAACGTCACCTATTAAAAAATCTGGTGAGTTGAGTTCGATTGGTTGTTCTGATAAATTGTTTGTGTTCATTTGATCCACCTCAATTGAATGCCTAACCACTCCTGTTCGCGCAGGTAGTGGTTTTTTATTTGAATAAAATCCGCATGTATTCAGGTGAAGTGAATGCATGTGCTAAATAAACTCGCGTTGCTTCTGCAATTTCAGGTGAGCAATACACATCACTCTCTTGCACAACCTTCAAACCAATGGCTGTCAACAAAAAGCTAATAAACTCAATCTCAGTCCAACCATTTGATTTCTTTTCTGTTTTCATCCGTGAAAGGATGCTCGCATCGACATTTATCATCTCTGCTACTTGTCTTTGGTTGCTAGCGTTAAGTGCTTGCAATATGAGCGATTCGTTATTGCTAGCGCTTGCAGGCAATTCATTTGATACTTTGCTCATGGGTAAGGTCCTAAGCGGTTAATGTTTCGAATTCTGAAAGTGATGGACAAAGCTCATAAGCTTTAAAACGACCTTTAGTTACACGCTCAGCGCGTAATGCAATCTTTTCGGACATTTGGTTTTTTCCTTTAAGCCAAGCATTTACAGAGGGTTGTTTTATAAGTAGGACTTGAGCTGTCTTTGTTTGGCCACCTAAGAACTCAACTAATTTTTCATAGATTGCGATGAGATTTTGGCTCATAACTATCAAACTCCTATTTTGATAGTTAATTTATAGTTATACCTATCATATGTCAATAGGTATGCCTTTTTGAAGTTTTATAGTTGAGCCTATAAAATCCAATTCCAAACAAATTAAGGTTTTTGTTATGTCTGATTTGGCAACTCGACTCAAAGAAGCTCGTACTAAAGCTGGTAAAAGTCAGTATGAAGTAGCTGAAGCAGTTGGTATTAAACAACCCACATATCAAGCCTTAGAAAGTGGTAAGAGCTTGAAGTCTGCTTTCCTTCCACTGATTGCAAAATACTTAGGTGTAGATGCGTATTGGCTAACTACTGGAAAAACTGAAGATGGTTTTTCCGAAGATGATTTTGTAAAACCTAAAGTGGTTCATAAAGGAATAGACAATTACATTTGGATTGACGTAGTGGAAGCTAATTTTTCATGTGGACCAGGTGAATCTATTGAATTTCATTTTGATGCAATCAATGGAGCAATCCCTTTTCCACCATCATTTTTTAAAGAAAAACGTGTCTCTGAGGATTGCATGCGTATCATCAAAGCTAAAGGTGATAGCATGATGGATTACATCAAAGATGGTGACTTAGTTGGTATTGATATTTCTCAAACTGAAGTTATTGACGGTGAAATATATGCTGTTTACTTCGCTGGTGAAGGAATGTTGAAGCAAATTTTTAAAGAGGCTGATGGGTCTCTAATTCTTCATAGTCTCAATGAAAAGTTTAGAGATCGAAAAGTTACTGATGAGAATGGAAAAAATTTTAAGGTAATGGGTCGTCAATTTTGGCGAGCTGGTTAATAAATTCACCTATAGAAACAATTTTATACATTTGCCCACCTATAAGGTGGGCTTTTTATTTATAGGTTTACCTATCAATTTAGAAATTTACACCTATCATTTTATAGTTATACCTATTGACACTAATAATAGATAAAACTATATTTGTCTCGTAGACAACAAAAAAGCACACCGACCGCTAAATCTGATGTGCTTTTGCAAACTGCGAGATCAATTATGAACGTAAAAGCTACCCCTTTCAACTCCTTTGCATTTGTCAGCATGGCTGCTCTTGCAATCTCTGGTGGTTCTTTAGTTGCTTGCCAATTGCAACCAGCTTTCCAAACAAAAGAAGCACCTACTCTTTTCACCCCTAAAACTCAATCAAGTACTTACGGTGTTTTAACCGCAAAAATCACAGGTAAACATTCTGGCGTTGCTGTAATTAAATTAGATAGCTTCCGTTTAAACGTTAGCTTTGATTTTGAAGTTCATCCAGACAGCTACGGCGTTCCGGGTTCTGAATTCACCGCTGTCGATATTACCCAACTCACTGTGAATGAAATCACTGACATTAACGGTAAGTCATATAACGATTTCACCGAATTTGAAGACATCCGCAACATCAATGACCTTCTAAAAGGCTTCATCGAACGTAACAAGTTGGTGGAGGTTTAATGATGTCTAATTTCAAAAAGCACCCTGACGGCTACAAGTCATTTTTAGGCCGTGATGATAAGGGCCTCTACTCTGTTCGCATTGGCTGGCAAGTGTACGCATCTAATGCTAATGGCTCAGTTCTTTACAAAGTTAAAGACGGATTTAAGACGCCTTTAAATGTGTTCAGGTTCCAAACTGACTATCCAAAAGTTTGGAATGAACTCACACAAGAAATTGATTTCCAACGCAGAAAGCAGCTCGCAATAAAACTGCGCGAAACAAATATCCCTACTTATGACCGCAAAAACTATAAGCGTTCTCGCGGCTTCACTGGCTCAAGATAAGGATAAGAAAAATGACAACTGAAAACTCGAAAGACAACTTACATATCTGGAATGCAGTTAAGCAGACGCCTACCAATTTTCTTAAAAAGATTGAGATTGGTTATTTAAAAGGTAAATCAGATATTAACCCTCAATGGCGTTTAATGGCTATGACTCAGGCCTTTGGTCCTGTTGGTCATGGCTGGACTTATAGACACGTGCGTTTATGGTCTGAAACTGCACCAGATGGAACCATGATGGCTTTTGCTGAAGTAGCAGTAAAAACCAAGATTGATGGTGTTTGGGGTGAGGAATTTTTCGGCAACGGTGGTTCAGCAATTGCTGAAATTCACAAAGGTAAACTAGTAGCGATTGATGAGGGTTATAAAAAAGCCGTAACCGATGCTCTAGGTGTAGCGTTTAAAGCTGTTGGTGTGGCAGCTGATGTTTACCTCGGTAATTTTGATGGAAGTAAATACCTATACAACTATGACTATGCCTATCTAGAGCAAAATGCCTCTACCCCAGCAGGTCAAAATACAAATCAGAATAATCTGGCAACCGCTCATGGTGGCAACCAGAAGCCACCTCGTACTCAAGACCAACTTTATCAAGATGCTCTGAAAGCAATTAAAGATGCACCTGACACAAACATCTTAAATGCTGCGATTAAAAAGTTTAAAGGCACTACTTACGAGGCTGGTATCAATAGAGCATGCCAAGCACGTGCCGATCAGATGGGTTGGGCGCCTAAAAATAATCCTCAGCAAGTTCAGCAACAACAGTCGTTACATCACTAAAAGGAGAGCTATTCATGACTAATTTACTAACTGCAGCTGAAGCATTTGCAGCTCTTCAAAAAGGTAAAACTGTTCTATGTCGTCCTATTGGAGACATGTCGGACTTTTCAGACTTAGATCAATTCCCCGCTTCTGTTTTTGGTAAACCGGGTTTTGAATTCTGCATCAAAATCGAAACTATTGAGCTGGCTGGGATTACTTTCACAAAACCATTGACTATTGAAGAATATGAAGAGGGTCAGGAAGTTTTTGTAATCAGTACATATTCGCCTTCTATTTACGTCGTGAATTTTAAAACCACCGCATTAATTGAATCTATTAATAGTGGTTTTGTTCAGCGTGATGCCGAAAACGCCAAGCTTCAATTAAAAGCTTTTTCAAAAGCACTCGGTTTTGAAATCAACAATGATTTAAGTGTTATTCGTCTTGGTGAGGAACCTAAAAAACAGAGAGGCAAAAAATCAAAAGCAGAAAAGCCTATTGAAGTTATTTCTGCAGAAATTCAACCAACAATTGTTATTACCGAACAAACAAATGTCACCACATCTGAGGATCTATTAATTCCAGAAACTAACGAGCCTAAAGTAGATCCAGAATATCAGCAAACCCTAGATACTCTTCTACAGCGTGTAAAAGAGTCAAAAACACCTGCAGAAGTAAATGCGGTTTATCGTTATACCCGCACATGGGATGACGAACAAATGAAGCCTATCCTTCTCGCCACTCACAAACGTCTTGAAGAGCTAGAAAAAGAAAAGGCATCTGCTAATGAGCCACCCTCTTTAATGGTTCAAATCCAAACTGCACCAGACCTTACAACGCTAGATGCTTTGGAAATAGACGTGGCTGCACGAGATCCGCAGATTCAACCGAAGCTAATGGGGTATGTGAGAAAACGCCGCTATGAATTAGAGAATCCTACACCTACTCAACAAGAATCTACCCCTGATTATTTATTAGTGGACGGTTTCTAACATGAAAGATCAGTACAAGAAAGTGAGCCAAAAACACATGCTTGGTTTTATGTACTACTTGCAATTGCTGGGCTATGTAATAGTCCGGCAAGGCATGGATCAAGCAATGTTTCTAACCAAGCATTATGCGGTACCAGTCGCTTGGCGCCGCATAACGATCGACTATCACAACCGATTAAACAAACCTGCCCAGCAGCTTTATAGAGAGTTTGTTGAGTGGACTAAAGAAGAATATGCAGAGATGGTGGCTTAAATGACAGGTAATGAACGTATCCCTTTTGAATCACAATTCAAAACTACAGAAATTTTTAAACGTGAAAGTGCTATTCGTAAAAATGACATCCTAGCATTCAGTGAAACAATGAATGGCTATTTCAATATTGTAACTAATGATGCTTGGCAGTTATGGAATAAAGCCAAAGCCGAGACGGTGCCAGATACTCCCACCCCTAGTGTCACTCTAACTTGCGCTGAACTAAAAGAAGCCTTTGATTTTGGTGCGCCAGATGGGGAAAAAGATCAATTCCAGATGGAAACTGAAATGACCATCAAATGGCTCCAAGATGGTTATGACGGTGAAGGATACTACTGTTGGTATGCTGATTTACCTGAGGAAGGTTGCATTAAGTTGGGTGTTAGCGAATCGGGAGCTGAAGGATGAGTGAATCAACTTTATGGGCGGTTGCAATGCGACCTGAAGGTTACAGCCCTTTTAAGCAAACGCCAGCAGCTTCAAAAGAGATAGCTGAGCGAGCTGTTGAGCGTTATAGAAAAATGCATGAAAAGGAAGGCAACAACTTTTTCTTAGAAATTTTTGATGATGTTATCAAAGTTCAGAAATGGCACGGTTCCCGCAAAGATCATATTAAAAATCTATTTTATGTTGAGAGTTGGTTTAGTGAACCTATGTACCAATGCTTTGATTTGAAGACAGCTGAACGTGTTTTTAAATTTGATGAAATAGTAATTTGCTACAAGAAAGGCTCTGCCCCTCTTGTAACCAAAAGCTTTGATGAAGCAAAACTATTTTATGGATCTAGTGAGACGGGTTTTAAATATCAGATCCAGCCAATAGAACCACCTGAAAACCTTTTCAATTGGTTTCATCCAGATATTGAATTGTTTGACACCATTGAAGAAGGAGCTGAAGCCTATACAAGAGAACAGTGGGCACAACTTCAAATGAATCTTAGAGTTGAAATTGAAACTCAACTATTAGATTACGATGAAATACCAAATATACCGGAAGATGCAGTAGTTTGGCCAAACTGGAAGCCAGAACCGCCAGAACAAGGACTCTTTTTAATTGCAGCATTTGATTCAGAAGATGGCCCTGTACTTTGGTGGGCAAATCCTAAAGCGGAAAGTAAGGAGAAATAAATGTCACGTTTAACTAAATTAGATCGTATGACTCATGCAGAAAAAGAGGCTGCCAAGAAAGAATTTTGGGAAGCTGCTGATAATCAGACCTTCCCACCTGAAACGGTTGCAATCGTAATGCACGTATCTTTACCATGGTTGCAGAAGAAAAGATGTGAAGGCGGCGGTATTCCCTTTTCGAAACCCCACAAACGTCAGGTAAATTATGTGAAGGCTGATGTTTTGGCATATATTGAACAAAACAAAATGGCACATACTGCATAAGCGGCTAAGTGCCGCTTTTTTAATCAATTAAAATAGACCTTTAATAGACTTAAACCTGAAAAATAGACCATATTTACCGAAATAGACCATTAATAGACTATTTTTGTATTGCTAAAGATTGTGTAATATTGCATTGTATTGTTTTAATATAAATTACTAAAAATATTGATTTTTTAATATCGCTAGGTATTGCTTAATATTGCATTGTATTGTTAGAATCATCAAAACCCCGCTGAACTTTAGGGTTCAAGGGTAACGACATGCAGCGGCATCTTCGGAGCATTTATTTTTAAATAAATACCTATAAATTCGAATTTTATTTTCAAATTAAAATACTTGGACAGACCTGTCAGTCTATTTTTTTATTCTCTTAACTAATTAGTTGTTCTTAAAATTAAATACTCATTATTTTTTAATTATTATTCATTTCTACGTAAACATTCCTCATACCATCCTGCCTGAAAATCTTCAATTGCTTGGCGTTTAAAGAAACTTGTCTTAAATACTTTGGCAGCATAAGCTGAGCTAATTAAGTCTTGATAAAGCTGCTTGGCTTTTTCATCTGCTAGCCCATCGGCAATTTGTTGTAAATCTTGTGCTGGTACTTTTTGCTGTCGTGCTTCCATCACGTTATAAGCGACCTTTTTTACGATATTACAAATATCCGGGTCAGCTGTACTTTCATTAGCATAGCAACCAGTGGCAATAAAACTTAATAATAATATTTTAAATTTCATATCCCTATCCTATTATTCATCTTCCGTTCTTAAAAAAGTAATAGATGAGAAGACCTATTCCTTTCAAAATGTTCATGCAGGATTAATTACATAAAAATAAATGATTATGACCACAAGCAAGATGGAAGCAAGTGTTAAATAGGTGCCGACTGTATTAAAACTCTGTAAAAATTTTAAGATCTGCATTTCAAATCCAGAGAAAAGTTGAAGTAATTAACAGAAGAAATTTAGCACAACTAAATAATGCCAATCAATTCACACTTTTAAATTTTTATCGTGATTTAATTCAAATATTATTCATTACATTTTATCCCCAAAGTCCCTTTATAGTAGTCAGTTGCACTTTTCAAATCTGACAATAATTTTTCTTCAGTGTACGGTTTTGGTGAAACTTCTATCAGTGCAGGCATGTATTGTTTTTTATACACATCAGGATAGTCATGACATAAAATTTTAACTTTAACTTCTTGAGGGGTATTTGGATTATCTAACTGATCTAAAAATTCACCAATTTTTCGGTCCGACTCTTCAAATTGAGCTTTATAATCAATTTGAGGTGCCTCAGATTCTGCCTGTTTCGTACATCCGCTGAGCAATGCCACACATACCATTATTGTTAAAATTTTTAACTTCATAGGTTTCACATTTTCATATTCATCCTTAAATATACTTATCCTGATTAAATGTAAATAAATACTGTAAATACGTAAAAAAAGAAAAAATTATATGTAGATAGTTTCTCCTAACAACAAAACTATTTTTTCTTGGTCTAATACATTAGAAGACTACTTTTTAATAGTTTTTAAATTTCGGTGAAACCATAGAAAAGTAGGTATAATTTTGCTCGACTGACCTCAAATCTTTGTTAGATTTCTCCATGAATGAATTAAGTTTTATTAGAAAAAATTTAAGATCTAGAAGACGTGCTTTAACCCAATTTGAGCAAAAACAGGCTCAGCTTAATGTTTTACATTACCTAAATCACCTTCCTATTTTTCATTCATCAAAAAAAATCGGTTTATATCTGCATGCTTTTGGTGAAATCCATACCGATCTTCTTATCAAATTATGTTTTAAAAAGAACAAACAAGTTTATTTACCCATGATTTGTTCGATGAACCAACGTTTAGTATGGGTAAAAATAAATAAAAACCAATATTTAAGTCGTCGTTTTTCCCATCACCCATTGGGAATGAAAGAACCTATGGCGACTCGCGGAAAACATGTATCACAGCTTGATTTGCTACTTATGCCACTTTTAGCTTGCGATCACTATGGGACACGTATTGGTATGGGTGGTGGTTATTATGATCGTACATTGGCAAGTGCTAAACATAAGCCCTACCGTTTAGGATTGGCACATCAATTTCAATTTATTGAACACACTTTAGAACGTCAAAGTTGGGATCAACCGTTAGATGGTTTACTGACTCCACAGCACTTTTATTATTTTAAAAGATGATTTTTATATAAAATTTATAAAATCTCCAATATATCCTTTTACTTTTTTAGCTCCTTAAAAAACGAAAAAGTAACCACCCTAAGGATGGTTACTTTGCCGTGACAGACCGTTTTACCAACTTATATTAACACGTCTATTTGGCGCTAAACATTGAATAAGTTGTGAACTATTGTTATCACTACACTGCTTGTATAAGTCGGTCTGGCTATTCGCCTGTATTTGTATACGGCTTGGTTCAACACCTTGTCGTACCAGTAACTTGGCAACCGTATTCGCTCGTTTAGATGATAACTCTTGGTTATAACTAAACTTACCCAATGGGTCTGTGAATCCAGAAACAATAATTGGGGTTGTTGTTGGACTTTTCTTAATTTGCTCAGCAATTTTCACAACGCTATTAGTACCTTCTTCAATCGCACTCGCATCAAATCGATCAAAAGCAAATAGGACACTCGCTGTACGATCTGCAATTACAGTGCTACGTTCTGGTGCCTGATTATTTGCTCCCAAAACAACTAAACCTTCACACGCTTCACCCTTCCAAGATAAACGTTCTGCTAAATAGTGCTTATCAAAATCAATACGCAACTGGCAACGCTGGTATTGGTGTGTGTTGGGAACACGGATATCTAGCACATAGTTCCAAACTTTTACTGCAAAAAGCCCTTCACTAAATTGTGGATTGCCTAGTAAAGCTCGAATTTGATCTTTATTTAGTCCTGTATCTAAACGAGCAACATCTTGGTATTCATAACGTTTTACTTGTTTCACATAACTCTTTTCAATCGCTGGAAAATGAATTTTCTGTTGCTGAGCCTGTTCATTTGCATAAGTTGTGACTGCGAAACCAGCAAAAGCTGCTACGACTAAGCTTTGGATTGTTTTGTTCATCTCTATAATCTCTTTAATCTGTCGAGCAAGGAGAGCATTGCCCTCCTAACCAGTTTCTTAATTAATCACACCACTAATACCAACGCGGACGCTGGGCTCACCTTGAGAAGCAGCTGCCACACCACCTGTAATTGACCAACGGCCATTGTCAGAGGTTTTGCGTAAGGTCACACCGACTGCGTTCTCACCACCATGATATGCAGCACCAACAGCATAGGTATATTTACCTGCTACAAACGGCGCATTTTCTAAGGCCATGGCAGCGGCAATACCTGCATTAGCTTTTTTCTCAACGTCATCAATACGTTTATTAGTGTCATAGAACACTTGTTGTAACTGATCACCCAGATTGGTAATTTTGTTACCCAATTCTTGGTTCGACTGGTTTAAGGTCCCAATCGCATCATTAATATTGTTCTTACCTGTACCACCAATATTGTTGGTTGTAATTGAGCCATCTTTAGGATCAATCGTAGTATTTCCACCAATACTGTTTTTGATGCTTTCTGAAATTTTATGGATTTGTCCACCATTTACAGCTTGGTTCGAACCAGCTTTAATCTCACCATCTTTAACACCTTGAACAACACGATCCCCCTCTTTCCCAGCCATATTAATGCTAGTACCGCCAGTATCTTTACCGACCGTGATCTCACCATTTGGTTTTTGCTGTTGAACTAACCCAGCTTTACCATTAGAAATGTTATCGATGTTATTCTGAATATTCTTAATATCATTCGAGTTCTTATCGACTTGATTTTGAACATTCCATAATTGACCACCATTCACGGCATCTTTAGAGCCTTCAGCAACTTTACCGTCAGCTACATTTTTCAGATTGGTACCTTTTTCTCCACCACCTAAAGTGACTGAGTTCTTGTCGACATTGCCGTTTTTATCTTTGTCATACTGCACAGCATGATCAGAAAGCTTGCCAATATCTTTACCAATTTGATCTTTAACTTCGTTAATTTGCTTGTCTAATTGGCCTTTGTTCACCGCATCTTTTGCATTAATACCGTCTGCAACATTGGTAATTTGTTTACCACCTGCATTAATACCATTCACTGTGATGCTTGGCCCACCCTTAATGGTTAGACCTTGTTGATTTAAGACATGCCCCCCGACATTCACGCTATCGAACTTCACATCTTTTAACATCTCAATTTTGACACCATCTTCTGTGGTACGGGTAATGATATTCTCGCCACTAGTTTTATCTTCAGCAGTTTTTGCGTCCGCACCACCTACAATATTGATAGTGTCACCAAGCTTACGGTGAACTGCTTTGCCTTGAGTTGCTTTCTGATCATTCGCACCAAAATTTAGCCCTTTTTGAGTCAAGTCATTTACACCATTGGTGACTTTTTCATCTACAGACTTAATTGCGTCATTGATGTTATTTTTACCTGTTCCACCAATATTATTGGTCGTCAGACTACCATCCGGATTAATAACGGTATTTCCACCAATACTGTTTTTGATGCTATTAGAGATATGGTGAACCTGACCGCCATTTACAGCATCTTTAGAATTTTGTGCAATAACGCCATTAGCCACATCAGTAATTTTCTTACCGCCGGCATTGATGCCTTCTTTGGTAATGCTTGGGCCATCTTTAATGGTTAAACCATTATTATTAAGTACGCTGTCACCTGTGGTTACACTATTTAATGTCAGATCTTTTTTAGTCGACACTTCGTAGTTAGTGCTGCCATCTTTATTAACAGTTTCTTTTACAACAATGTTGTCGCCTTCAGTTACAGTAGTCTTCGCTTTCGTAGCTGTATTTTTTACTTCACTAATCGCATCATTAATATTGTTTTTACCTGTCCCACCAATATTATTGGTCGTCAGACTACCATCCGGATTAACAACTGTATTTCCACCAATACTGTTTTTAATACTGTTTGAAATATTGTGAATCTGACTGCCGTTTACTGCTTCTTTTGAAGTCGATGAGATGTGGCCTGCTTTCACATTATCTAAAACCGTACCGTCTTTACCTTTTAAGGTAATTTTATCTTTGGTCTTGGCATCATCGTATTTCACCGCAGCATCATCGGTTGCATGCTGCTTGGCAGCAAGATTGTCCAACTGACCTTTGTTTACTGCATCTTTGGCATTGATACCATCAGCCACATTGGTAATTTTCTTACCGCCGGCATTAATGCCATCTTTAGTAATGCTTGGGCCTTCTTTAATCGTCAAACCATTCGTATTTAAGGTGGTGTTGCCCGTAGTGACACTGTCAAACTTTGAGTCTTTTAATAGTTCAATCTGAATACCATCTTTGGTAGTACGGGTAATAACGTTCTCACCGCTAGTCTTAGCCGCCGGAGTTGAAGCAGCTGCACCACCGATTATGTTGAGCTTCTCACCAAGTTTACGATGTACATCAGTCCCGCTATTGCCAGCAAAGTTCAAGCCTTTGTTTTCAAGCTCAGTCTTGGTGCTATCAATTTTGGTATTTAGTTCAGTTTTCGTATTACCAATCGTGTTGTTTAACTCAGCTTTAGTATCGTTAATCTGAGTTGCTAGCTGATCTTTGGTGGTATTTAACTTAGTGTTGGTATCAGTAATCTGGTCACCAAGGTCTTTCTTGGCATCATTCAGATTCTTGTTGGTATCCGCGATCTGATTACCTAAATCTTTTTTCGCATCATTTAACTGATTATTCGTGTCAGTGATTCTGCCATTCAAGTTATCTTTGACTTTAGTGAGCTGATCAACATTTACTGCATCTTTGGCATTGATACCATCAGCTACATTGCTAATCTGTTTGCCGCCAGCATTAATGCCATCTTTAGTGATGCTTGGGCCATCTTTAATGGTTAAGCCATTATTATTAAGAACGCTATTACCCGTGGTTACACTATTTAATGACAGATCTTTTTTAGTCGACACTTCATAGTTAGTGCTGCCATCTTTATTAACAGTTTCTTTTACAACAATGTTGTCGCCTTCAGTTACAGTAGTCTTCGCTTTCGTAGCTGTATTTTTTACTTCACTAATCGCATCATTGATGTTGTTTTTGCCAGTACCACCAATATTATTGGTCGTCAGACTACCATCCGGATTAACAACTGTATTTCCACCAATACTGTTTTTGATGCTGTTAGAAATATTGTGAATTTGGCTACCATTTACTGCTTCTTTTGAAGTCGATGAAATGTGGCCTGCTTTCACATTATCTAAAACCGTACCGTCTTTACCTTTTAAGGTAACTTTATCTTTAGTTTTAGCATCATCGTATTTTACCGCAGCATCATCGGTTGCATTTTGCTTGGCAGCAAGATTGTCCAACTGACTCTTATTCACTGCATCTTTGGCATTGATACCATCAGCTACATTGGTAATTTTCTTACCACCCGCATTGATGCCTTCTTTGGTAATGCTTGGGCCTTCTTTAATCGTCAAACCATTCGTATTTAATGTGGTGTTGCCAGTAATGACACTGTCAAACTTCGAGTCTTTTAATAGTTCAATCTGAATGCCATCTTTGGTAGTACGGGTAATAACATTTTCACCGCTGGTCTTAGCCACCGGAGTTGAAGCAGCTGCACCACCTACAATATTGAGCTTCTCACCAAGTTTACGATGTACATCAGTCCCGCTATTGCCAGCAAAGTTCAAGCCTTTGTTTTCAAGCTCGGTCTTGGTATTGTCGATTTTGCTATTCAGCTCAGTCTTGGTGTTACCAATCGTGTTGTTTAACTCAGTTTTAGTATCGTTAATCTGAGTTGTGAGCTGATCCTTGGTATTATTTAACTTAGTGTTGGTATCAGCAATCTGGTCACCAAGGTCTTTCTTGGCATCATTCAGATTCTTGTTGGTATCAGCGATTTGATTACCTAAATCTTTTTTCGCATCATTTAACTGATTATTCGTGTTAGTGATTCTGCCATTCAAGTTATTTTTGACTTTGGTGAGCTGATCAACATTTACTGCATCTTTGGCATTGATACCATCAGCTACATTGGTAATCTGTTTGCCGCCAGCATTAATGCCTTCTTTGGTAATGCTTGGACCTTCTTTAATAGTCAAACCATTCGTATTTAATGTGGTGTTGCCAGTAGTAACACTGTCAAACTTCGAGTCTTTTAACAGTTCAATCTGAATACCATCTTGAGTAGTACGGGTAATGACATTTTCACCGCTGGTCTTAGCCACCGGAGTTGACGCAGCTGCACCACCTACAATATTAAGCTTCTCACCAAGTTTACGATGGACATCAGTCCCGCTATTGCCAGCAAAGTTCAAGCCTTTGTTTTCAAGCTCGGTCTTGGTATTGTCGATTTTGCTATTCAGCTCAGTCTTGGTGTTACCAATCGTGTCGTTTAACTCAGACTTGGTGTCATTAATCTGAGTCGTTAACTGATCTTTGGTATTGTTTAACTTGGTGTTTGTATCCGTAATCTGGTTACCCAAGTCAGTTTTTGTATCATCTAACTTTTGATTTAGATTGGTAATATTCTGAGCATTTTTACTAATATTGCTCGTGTTTTGGTTTACACGTCCATCAACATTTTTAAGCTGACGTACTGTTACCGCATCCGAGTCAGCTGAGCCATCTTCTACATTGGTAATACGGCGTTCTTTTCCAGCCGACCCAACAGAAATCACACCATTAGATTGAGAAGCATCACGATTAGTCAGAAAAGAGCTTCCTGTCGCTTCGGTTGCTACTGCATCTTGGCCTAAAGCAACACTATTTTTAGCTTCTACTTTGCTGCGTGCGCCTAAAGCCACACCACCTTCTACTAATGACTGAGCACCTTGGCCAACTGCAACTGCATTTTCTTGATCGGCAATTGCACCGCCACCAATCGCTGCAGCATTTTTACCCGTGGCTTTAGCACCACCGCCTACAGCAGCAGCATTTTCATTTGTAGCCTCAGCTCCTTTACCAATTGCCGCTGAGTTATCACCTGTCGCTTGCGCACCACTACCAATTGCTGCAGAACTGTTCCCAGTCGCTTTTGCTCCTTCACCCGGTTTATTACCAGAGCCAATTGCTGTTGAATTTGTACCCGATGCCAATGAGTTAATACCCATTGCCGATGCGCCATCACCTGTTGCTTGTGCAACAGCGCCGAATGCAGCGGCGCCTTTACCCGAAGCATTTGACATGACGCCAAAAGCAGAAGAAGCATCACCAGTTGCTTTAGAGGTCATACCAAAAGCAGAAGAAAACGCTCCTGTACCTACAGCTTGAACCCCAACAGCAGTTGAACCATGATTCGCTTCGGTTGTTGGATATTTACCTGCCTGTAAAGTACCACCAGTAATTTCCGTATAGGTATTACTTAATTCCGTATCACGTGCAATTTTATCAACGTCATCGCCACCAATCGCAACTGATGAATTTCCTTTTGCAATCACGTCGGCACCAATTGCTACTGACTGATCCCCAATTGCTTTCGTCTGATCACCAATCGCAACAGATTGATTACTATTGACTCCTTCGGCACCTTGGGTCGATGCATTACGACCTATAGCGACATCCCCACGTCCTACAGTTTGGCTACTACTTCCCATTGCAATAGCACCAGAACCTATTGCCTGTGCATTGCCCCCAATCGCCATTGCCTCACGACCAGCAGCAGAAGCATTTACCCCTACAGCAATGGCATTACGACCAGTCGCACCATCATTTTCAAAGTTACCACCTGGCTGGCCATTGTCATTAATACTGACATAATGGGTACGAGCAGCTTTTAACTGACGCACAGTTGCAGCATCAGAATCTGCTGCACCATCTGCCACATTTTGAATACGGCGTTCACTTCCTACATCACCAATTGATAAAACACCTGTTGGTGCTGATTGTTTAGTCAAGAAACTTTCACCGGTTGCTTGACTGGCTTTTGAATCTTTACCTAAAGCAATACTGTTTTCCGCTTCAGAACGGGCACCTTTACCAATTGCTACGCCGCCTTCAAAGCTAGCTTCTGCTTGGTCCCCAATAACAACTGCATTATCTTTTTGTGCCTTTGCACCGGTACCAATTGCGACAGACTTTTTACCTTTAGACTCTGAAAATGCACCAATTGCTAAAGCATTTTCTTCAGTAGCAACCGCACCTCCACCAAATGCAATCGAGTCTTTACCCGTTGCTTTAGTAGCCATTTTTGGTTGATAAGCAGCGCCTGCCTGCCCAGCAACAGGGTCAGCATTTTCAATATCTGGTGAGCCAATCGCAATTGAACGGTAACCTTCCGCAGTGGCTGAATGCCCTATGGCTAAAGAACCTTTACCCGTCGCAGCAGCAACATTACCAATAGCTTGTGAGAAGTCGGCTGTCGCTGCAGATTGACGGCCAACTGCAAGAGCAGTATTTCCAGAAGATAAAGCACCCGTACCAATTGCCACACCTGAAATACCTTGAGTCGTCGCATAAGAACCGATTGCTGTTCCTAGGCCTTTCTCAACTACAGCCCCCGTACCAACACTGATTGCTCCGCCTTGTTTCATTGCGCCAGCATAAGCACCGGTAGAATTATTATATGGATTATTACGATTTGCGATGTTAGAGCCAGTTCGGTCTTGAGTTTGTGCCCCGCAGCCAATAGCAATATCTTTTTGATTAGCCGTATTAGCGCTTCCTTCACGACATGAAGTTGTACCAGAAATAGATGTTCCTTGGCCTATTCCCCCTTCGGTATTTGTCCCAGCAAAAGCATTTGGAACAAAACAAATTACACCCGATAAAACTGCCGCTGATAGATTTAAAGTTTTTGATTTAGTCTTTGTTTTACTTTTTGCAATTTCAGAGGTTGCAACCCATGCTCCAATCGAAGCATTCCAAATGACTTTGTAAACTTTATTCATAAAACTTCTCAGACAAATACCGAACTCAACGACCAATAAAAATGTACAAATACATTTTTAAAATTTTTGGCCTCAAAAAAAGAGGCGGCATCCTAATTGAATAAATTTAAAGGGTAAATATAAAACCGAAACAAAGATAAGAAAATTTGTGATTTTAATCACAAAATATATTTCTATAATTAATTTTAAGTTTTTGAATTACCTAAATAAAATTTAAATTATAAATATTGTGTGTCGTTTTTGTTAATAACAAGTAACTTTATTTTAAAATAGAATAATAGCTCTAAATAAATGTTTATTTTTTATCAAATTAATTAAATATAAATATTTTAAAAAATCAATTTTACTTTAAAAAATAGAATATTAGCTCTAAAAAATAATATCTAATTTTATATAAAATATATTA